ATGGTATGACGGACACCCCCGGACTGGATTTCAAACTTGGGCTGCCAGCCGTCAAGGTTATGCTCGTTCTCTGACAACCAGTTCCAGCCGAAGAGTATGCCGACCTCAGACCTCAGACCATGCCTTTTGATTAAATCATCGTACATTCTATCACCTGCCTTTCTTATCACCTGTATACAGTATAAAGCCTGTCACCTGGTTTGTCAAGCGTGTTTAACAAGCTGAGAAGGTTAGAATTTGGTTAGAATTTACGATTAACGAGCGTATCGCCGGTACAATTTATCGCTTGTCAAGTCCCCGGCTGCGTATCTAAACTATGCCTGCCATTGACGAAAGTGTTATAATATAAAATCGGGCTTGGTGTTGACGGCATGGCACTAAACCCCGTACCTGTCCCCCTCTTTCCACATTCACCCCTTTGCAAAGCCCGGTCCTTCCCCGGGCCGGGCAGTCTATCACTAGCAGGGCGTTGTATGATTGCTTCAAGCATGACAACTGAAAGAGGAAATAACAAAAAGGTTTCCCACCCTGCTATTTAACATAAATATCCACGGGGGAAGGGGACTATAGGGGATAGGGGCTTTTAAGTTGATTTGTTACTATCTATCCTTGTTTAGTTAATCTCTCTTTTTAATACCTGAGTCTTCCTTTTAAGTTGATACTTCGTAAGGTATATATATAATGTCTGATATTAAGTTAAAACCCTCTAATATTAAACTCAATAGCCGTCAGCTACGCTTCTGCCATTACTATGTCGCCGGTAATTCTATCACCCAATCAGCTATACTCGCCGGTTATTCCCCTCGCTCTGCTCATTCTATCGGCTGCGAATTGCTGAATGTTGATAAAGTTTCTAAAGAAATAAAAGCATTACAGGCTAAACTTGAGGCTAAAATTGCCAATCAGACACAGGAAAAGGTAATAAACAACGAAATTGCAAGCCCAGACGAGCGGCAGAAGATCCTGACGAGTATTTATCGGACGAACATAACAGATTTCATTGACGAAGAGGGTAATATCACCCTGGAAGGAGATACTTTAGGCATAGCCGAGTATAAAGTTGACGAGTGGCGCGGAGGGAAGGACCAGAGAGCCGAGAGCCGGACCAGGAGCATTAAGCTACTCAATAAGATAACGGCCATAGATGTCCATAACAAGATGGATAAGATGTACTCGGACAGCCTGCCGGTTCAGGATAACCGGGCAGTAATAAACATATTCGTGGGTGATGGAGAGACAAAAGAGCTGGTCGAAGGCATCAGCGGAAGCCTTGCCAAGCGGTTAGAACTACCGGCAGGAGAAAAAGAGGAGAAAGAAGTTGAACACAAAGATTAAAAGTGTTTATGGTCTATGCGACAACTGCGGAAAGATTATAAAGATAGTCATTCACCATAAAGACTTTAATCATTTGAATGATGTGGCTGAGAATAGACAACCATTGTGCTATAGATGCCACTTATTAGCCCATGGACGAGCCGAAAGGGGAACTGGTGCACGTTCAGAGAGACTTAGCAAAGACTGGAAACCAGAGCAAACACCCTGGAATGAGGTTAGAAGGCAGTACTTTGCCTGTTTCCCTCGAGCATAACATTATGTCTGGCGAACATAACAATGATTGTCAGCCCCACTTCCAAAGCTAAAGATGATAAAAAACGGTAAAATAGTCCAAAACGATAGCCAAACGGTCACAACTGGCACACTAAAACAACGCCTTAAAGACACCGGCCTTGCCGTCCTTATCGTTATCTTTTTCCCCCTGATATGCTGGTGGATAGCCTGCAAAGCCTGGACATCAGACGCCGATCGCTGGTTCGACTCCTGACTCTCTCCTATCAAAACTCAGAACTGACTCGCACTCTCTCTCATCGGTAAACAATCTCTCGAATAGAGGGGGTACCCCCCAAAACGGCACTTACACATTGACATATCCTATCCCCTCCCGAATTTTTAGCCAAAATGCAAACAAAGGCACCAATAATTAAGTAAAGGGGGTGTTTTTTGACGAGTAAGACGTGGAAAAGGAACTCGTTGCACTACATGATAGGAGGAAAGACGATAGCGAGGGGGAGGACGATAAACCTGGTAGCGGTGCGGGTGGCGAGGCGTTGGAGGGAGTTGAGGCTGGACGAGTTAAACGAGGCATATTTGAGGGGTAAAAAAGGGGTGGTGCATGAGTTAAGGCGGTTGACGGGGAGGATGGGACCGCCGTGGCTGGAAGTGAGGAAGCCGATCATGAAGGAGGTTTTGGACTTCCGGCAGGTGAGGTTGGTGTGGTGGAAGATGGTGTGGAACTGGATAAAAAGATGTATTAGAAATGAGAGAATATGCCGATAATATGCCAGCTAGATAAAAACTACAATGCCTCTTATAGTTTAGAGGCAGACAGGCGCATTTTATTCATGCCCTTATACGCTATTGACGATTATTGTTTTAATCGAGTAGATGTAAAGGAAATGATTAAAAAGCTAGGTCTTTCAGTGGTTTATGAAGATTTAGCTATTCGTTGCACTTATTACGCTGATTGGCGTTATTCTGCAATCATAAAGTTCATTTACTGGTTACGGGATAAATTTTATTGGCGTTTCATTATGACGGAAGTTATATATAAGAGGATGAAACTTATAAAAATTGATCCTGCCGAACAATATTCATGGCGAAGGAATTTTAAGCCGTTCGCTGAGATTATAAGGCTCTGGAAATACGGGGTTTATTAGCTGGTATGACGGTCAAGATAAAGACGACAAAGGTATTCAAAGAAATACTGAAGGCGTTTGAGGGGAAGAAGCGGAGGGCGTTGCTTGAGGGTGGCACGTCATCGAGCAAGACGTATTCGGCGATACAGTTCTTGATACTGCTGGCGCAGGAGGCCAGTTCACCGATACTCATATCCATCGTCAGCGAGACACTTCCCCACTTGAAAAAGGGTGCCATCAAGGACTTCTTCGACATCATGGACGAGCAGCCGGATAGTTGCCCTTTCTGGTCGAGGACGGACTTCACTTACGCCAGACCAGAGTGGCAGGGTAAGCTGGAGTTTTTCGGCGCGGACAACAAGGATAAGGTCAGGGGACCGCGCCGTCATGTGCTGTTCATCAACGAGGGAAATAACATCCCCTGGGAAGCAGCCAGGGGGTTGGATATACGCACCAGCGTGTTCACCATAGTGGACTGGAACCCTGTGGGCGAATACTGGGTGCATGAGTACGAAAGCAGCCCTGGCGTGAAGGTGCCGGGTTGGATACACGATAAAGAGAACGCCTACTCCCATTCCACCTATCAAGACGCCAGAAAATTCCTGCTGCCGTCCGTTGTCGAGAACATCGAGTCGTACCGGGACAAAGACCCGAACTGGTGGAAGATATACGGACTGGGCCTGCTTGGAAAGATTAAAGGACTCGTCCACCCGGACTTCGATCAGGTGGATGCGCTGCCCAAAGGTGATTATTTCTACGGGCTGGACTTCGGCTATTCCGATGACCCGGCCGTTCTGGTTAAGAATGTCATCGTTAACGATGCCCTCTACAGCCAGGAACTATTCTATGAGACAGGTCTGACCAACGACCAGATATGCCGGAGGATGGACCTGCTCGGTATCCGCAAGAATTATGACGAGATATTTGCCGACTCCGCCGAACCGAAAAGCATCGAGGAGATTTACCAGGAGAAGTTCAACATAAAACCCTGCGAGAAAGGCAAGGGTAGCGTTGAGTACGGTATCCAGAAGGTAAACCAGTATCGGCAGTTCTGGACTAAGGATTCGGTCAACTGCATCAAGGAACAGCGCAACCACCGCTATGTCGAGGATAAAGATGGAAGGCTGACCGAAAAAACTACTCATAAGTGGTCACACGGCATGGACGCGAGAAGATACGCAGTTTCCAGCAAGATTATCAGGTTGAGGGACAACAGACCGATACCGGTAATATCTCCGAGGGGATGATGATGAAAGCAATCACAGGACTATACGCCTGCATAGGCGATATTTTGTATAAGTGGAATCGTAAGAGGAACCTCTGGATTCCGCTTAAAAAGGGGTTGAAAGATGCCCGCTGACTTCGAGGCTTGCGTAAAAAAAGGTGGCAGGATGGTCACCAAGACTCTCCCCGACAACAAGTACGTACACGGCTGCCGTGATAAGAAGGGATGGCACTGGGGAGAGGTCAAGGAAAAGAAAAACACATCTTTTATCAAAAAGTAGTTTACTAGTAGGAGAATAATATGGCGGATGAAAATGAGAAGATTTCAGAATTAAATGAAAAGGCAACGCCCGTTGATGCTGATTTGGTTGCTGTCGTTGATACTGAGGCAACCTTCTTTCTTCTGCCAAAGACTGCGATAACCATGTAGATGGGAGTACGAATGGCGTTTATACTCTTGCTGAGAGAACTAAGCTGGCTGGAATACTGATTAAAGTCGCTAAAGGTTCACTTACCCCGGGCGTCGCAGATGCTTACGCCTTTAACTGGCAGAATCCCGAAGCGAGCGCTATTGTTATCATTGAGCTAATGATTGACATTACAACAGCGGGGGGTACGGCGGGTTCGGTTTTGGATTGTGGCTCGGCGGATAATCCGTCTACTCACTCCGACGATTTAATCCAGGGTGCCGACTTGAACGAAGTAGCGATTCACGTCTCAACAGATAGACTTAAACTAGACGCTAACGGGGGTGCTACGGACTACATAACCGGTCAAATTCTAGTCCAGAACGCGTCTTCTTTAGCCGGTAAATACTATATAACTTATCTTATACTTTAGGAGGGTTACAATGACGACATACTTTCACAGCGTTACGGCGAAGAAAAGCACGCCAACACAAGTCTTTACGGCGGAAGACATAGACGATGGTGTAGCGCATAACTCAAGCGGCGTCGCGTGCGGGAACTATAAGAGGTTCTCTTTATATATCGCGATAACAAATAACGGCTCACCGACGAGAGTAGTAATTACGCCTCAATTTCGGGTCGGCTCTACGTGGTACAACTTTAAGTTAAACCAATTCTCTGCATTAATCTACGTACCGGCTATTATTGGTTCCGGCTTCGAAGAAGCCCTTGAAGGTGATTGTCTGGGCGCCGACCAGATACGAATATCGGCGCTCGGTACCGGTTGCGACGGTAGTAACTACTTTACTATCGACGCTCATATAGGTCTATTTTAGAGGGTGTACTATGGCGAGGTATTCTAATATATTAGCTCTATATGACCCACATGACAACTACCCTATCGGGCTAGGTTTCGATGGGCGTCATTTACTTGTCGGCGGTCACGGAACTTCACCAAAAGGTGTAGTTATACACTTCGGAGATGGTACTCTTTTAGCGAGAATCCAGAATCAAGGAGGTACTAACTGCTATGGCGTTTCGTTTGACGGTCGTAATTGGTGGTTGACTTCCAGTGATTCGCCTGATAAGCAAGTTTGGCTCATTAACCCAGTAAGTGGGCAAGTATTAGCCAACTGGACAATACCGACAACAGAGTCGTACTTCGGTCAGGATATAGTCTTTAACGGGAGAAGTCTTTACACAGGCGAAAACGAACCATCAGCGGATGAAAACCTCTTACATTTATCTGTAAATGGTGACGTTTTGGACTCATTTGACTTCCCGTCATCATGCGGACCAGAGGGACTAGCTTTTGATGGTCGCTCACTCTATATAGGCGACTCATGGGATAACGTACTATACCAAGTTGAGCCTAAAGGCTTTACGGTAGTCGATATACATAACGCTTGTAATGACGAGCATACTATTATTTATAATAGGGGTGTCGCTTTTGATGGGCGTACTATGTGGTGGACGCAAGGGTCTAGTACGTTAACCGACTACCTAATGCAAAGAGCTTTGTTTAGAGAATATCCCGACTTTATAAATGACTACCAAGTCGAGGCATCATGGGACGATGCTTACACCTATTCCGATAATGGTTGGTTCGACGAGTTCGACTCAAGTATACTCTTTATTCATACGACATACCACGCTCAAGCCTATATTCGATTCCGCGACTTGCAGGTACCACAAGGTAAAACTATAACCGCCGCTTACTTGAAGTTTAAGGCTTCGGCTACGAGGACGACCGGAAGCGAAGTAATAAGGGTAAAGTGTTTAGCTGAAGACAACGTTGGCAACTTCCCCAATAGAACAACGGCTCAGGGCTACGCCGTTACCGACAATTATTACGACTACACATATCCGAGTACGACCGCTAACGCGTGGTACACAATACAGGGCGCGGGACTCATAGCGGCTATTCAAGAGGTAGTCAATAGGGGTGGTTGGGTAAAGGGAAACGCTCTAGGCTTTAGGCTCGATGCGCAGGACTTAGGCGCTTCAAATGCCGCCGTCCGCGCATGGGACGGCTTCCTACCCGCTCATCAAAGCGCTATGAGACTTCACATAGAATGGTCTTAAAATGAGCTTTAAGATAAAGACCGAAGACGGTTACTTTATACTTACCGAAGACGGTTACTTTATACTCTTAGATTCGGGTCAACCGATAGACAACCTGCTGTCATTTGGTGCAGTCCAGTATGGAACGCCAGACCAAGTAATAGGCGTAGATACTGTTGATAATGAGATATTAGGAGTAACCGCAACAACGATTCAAGTTAGAGAGGCTTAGTTGGCAAGCTATTTATTAAAAGAAGATGGATACAAACTTCTAAAAGAGGATATTTATAGCATACTACTTGAATCAAGTATGCCAAATATTCCAACTTATTTCGAGGAAATAATCGAACAGCCGAAAGTTATATTCGTGAAAAAAGACATTGATGTAAAATTTGTTGTTAAATAGATAGATATTAACTATTGGGAGAAATATAAAATGATTATAACGGACGATGCCTTTCATTTTCTTGGTGAGGATTTGCCTGTATCATTTAATGTTATGGTCAATGATCAGGTCGTAAAGCCTTATTCGATTAGCGTTGAAGTTTATTATACATCTAAAGGAAATCGTAAAATATTCAGCGACTTGTTCAGGCCAAAAGATGAAGAAATAATTTATGTTCTGAAAAAGAACATTATTAAAAAACCCGGTGATTATGCACTGGTATTTTTTTGCCGATTGAGAGAGTACGGTTCGCACATCCTTATATATAAAACAAAAGTTAGAAAAAATCAGGTAGAGGGCGTTACGGGTTAAATCAATGGCAAACCATTAGTGGGGGGTTAAAAGCCCCCCATTTTTTACTGTAGTGCGTCTGGAAAGTAGCAACAGTTTAGGTTTTATAATATTAATGTTCTACGATTATAAATGCAAAGAACACGGAATATTTACGATACAGCGTCCTATGAATGAATGTTCACTCCCGGTATACTGCTCCAAATGCGGTGAGGAATGCAAGAGGATATTCAGCCCGATAAACTGGGTTTGGGGACTTGGAGGCTGGGACTTCGACCAGGAGGGCATGGGGAATAACCTTATAAGGAGACATAACGATTAAGGGGCGATAATATGCCATTATCAAGCAATCCACAGGATGAATTAGATAAAATAGATCCCATAAAAACGAGGAAAGAAGAACTGCGAAAAAGATTTGATGCAGACTGGCAAAAGTTTCGCGGTGACCAGTTCCAGATGCCGGAAACAGAGGGTAAATGGGATAACATGACCTCAAACCGTCCCCAATCGGAGGGATGGAAGATTATCAACATACTCGCCTGCGCTGACCGCAAACTTTTCATACCACCTATCGGTGATGATAGCATACAGCGTGAGAAAGTAGCCAAGACGGAGAGGCTTGTCAACGGTCTGCTTACCAAACTCGAAAGATTCAACGATGGTCTGATTGACCAGCCTGATTTGCAGTCCATAATGGCTTTCTACCGCGTTCTCAGGGGATGGGGTGCCTACAGGTGCATGGTTATCGAAAACGATGATGGATACCCCTATCTTGACCTTGAGGTATGGGACTTTCGCAACCTCTACGCCACCGGAGGGCAAAGGCTTAAATGGGTCTGCTACGAAATGAAGGTATCTGAGCAGACGGCTTCTGAGAAATATGAGGGCAAAATACCAGGAAAGTTCATTGATAACAACAAGATGGTCACACTGTATAAGGTCATGGACTGCTCGGAAGCTGGTAAGCCTGCACAGGAAGGCGTGATAATCGGAAATGAGTGGGCTAAAGGACCGGAGAATATCGAAATCGGCGGTCAGGAACTCGACTACTTGCCGGTCAGGATAAAGGCCGGGGGTGCAATACCTCTTATCTTGGATGAAAACTCCGATAATTATAAAAAGGTTGGAGAAAGTTACCTTGTCAATACCAGAGATTTGCATGAGCCTGAGAACCGGATGCTGACTTATAAAATGACCAGAGCCGGAATCGAGGCAAAAATGCCCTTTGTCATCATCTTTAATAGCGACAAAGGTGAGTTACCGCCCCAAGTATTCCAGCAAGACCCATACGTTAAGGGCAGGGAGATTATACTGGATGAAGCCAAAGGTCAGAAAATTGGAGATCCGATACCGCAGGCAACGGGAAACGCCCTTGAACTCATGGATGTCCGAATTGAGAGGATGAAAAATCAGGGCGGACTGGGGCCGATAGCCTTCGGTGAATACTCGAATGTCGTCATGACCGCTTTTGGCACTGATGTCCTGAACCACAACACCAGAGAGCATATCTGGCCTTTCAGGAAAGCGATGGAACAGGATTTCGTCTGGTTAGCCGGTGAGATAGCAAGGCAGTATAAAAACGGCAGCTTTCAGGCCGAAGAGCTTGAAGGTTGGGAGTCGGAATTTAAGAGATTCCGTGAAAAGATAAAGCCGAAGGATATAACGGCAGACAGGGAGTTTGTCTGCCAGATAGTCGCCAGAGAACTTACCGACAGGTCGGCGCACTCAGCGATGGCATTACAGGAGATTTCAGCCGGTCTATTATCCAAGAGGGAAGCACTTGACATTCACCAGTTAAGTCAGGACCCGGATAGGACGCTGGAACTTATCAGCCAGGAACTTGCCGAGAACGCATTTGACACGCCTTACTTCAAAGGTGTATTGCAGATTATAGAGGACTACCGAAAGAATCCATCGGCTATCAAGAAGATGGAACTACAACACGCCCTGCAAAAGCTGACCATGATGGCTTTCCAGCAGAAGCAGGAAATGGCACAGCTTCGTACTGGTATGCCAGCACAGCTTGAGGCTGGAAGGGTTAATAACGTCCGGTCTGGACTATCATCAAGACAGGCGATGCCTAATGTACCTGAACCCGTTAGGGAAGCGGTAAGAAATCAGCAGCAGGTGAAATAAAATGCCTAATGGAAATAATACTGGTGGAAACGAATTTCTGAGACAAATATATGATGTTGTAAGGCAGTATCAAGAACCGGCTGTAAGCCAGATAGAAAAGGGCGGTGGATGGGTTAGAGACCCCTGGAATCCGGGTGCTAGTTATACTGGTAAACCTCAGACCGAGGCAGAACAGAACTTCATCATAGATTACTGGTATAAGACTGGCGAAGTACCTGACTTGAATGTTATCAAGGAATGGCAGGCTGGTCGTGACCCACTGGCTAGGCTTGGGGATGTATACATCCCCGGCTCTACGATGTACGAAATGGGTTTCCGCAACCCCTCAGAGTACCGTACTGCGTGGGGTACGGGAGAGGCTTACGGTCCCTGGGCCGGTGGCAGGGTGCCGGAAGGTAGCACTATTTTGACTAAGGGTGGAAAGCCTTACGTCAGGACATATACGCCGGAAAATTATCCTGCATACATGGAAGCTGGCGAATACTTGCCTACTGATGCAGAACTTTTTGGTGAAAGATACCCTGAATATGACCGGACAATTAAAGTACCTCAGACACAACAGGAAGCGTTATCCGTTTTCTCTCCGCAGGACATATATCAGGCAAGGCTGACTGATTATCTACAAGGTCTGGTAGACGCAGATTACCCCAAAGTTAAGAATCTTGAGACAGCTTATAAAAATGTTATTGATGACATAAATGATAATCTAATGTCGGGAAATATTGATGAAGATGAAGCTACTCAGAAGGCATACTGGGCTAAACGGGATTATGATAGGCAGATAGCCGATTTTATGACATCCGCAAAAGCGGAGGATATATATAATGATGCAGTTTACAAGTTGAGTCAGGGCAACCAGGTTGAGACACTACCTTATTATGCCGAGTCTCAGGTAGTGACGGGTGCCAGAACAAACGAACTGATAAACAGGGGTATGACGGAATTTCGTGGCAGGGAAGAGAAGAGGATAGCCGAGATACCTGAGAGAAAACCGCCAGTATCGGGTCAACCGGAAAGATATGTCACCGGTACTGAACAAAGTGATTTCTACAATTTCGTTGAAAGCCTTGATTTAGCCAACGAGTATAAGGATTGGTTGAAAGACCAGTATTATAACTATTACGCCATGTGGCCGCGTGACCAGCCCTTCGTTTCATGGGTCGCCAGTCAGTTAAGGAGTTAATCATGCCTACACAGCAAGAATGGATGGAATATTACGGCAAACTAGCGCAGGCAAGGATGTCACAGGAAGCCGAAGAGCAAAGAAAAAGGCGCGAACTACTTGCTTTCGCTGAAACTCAACCATCCGCTTTATATGAACAGTCTATTTCAGGATTCGGCAGACCTGTATACTCTTTCCTCAGACCGCGTTACGGTCAGGTCTACGGTCAGTACATGACAGAACTTATCAGACAGGCACAGGAAGGCATGAAACCTGATCTGAAATTCAGCGAGTTCCTTAAAAAATATGACTTTATGCGAGATTACATGGCACAACCCTATCAGCAGAGGGGTGGATACGAGGCACGTAGGTTAGCACCAAGAGCAAGACAATTCCCTTATTAGAAGGATAATATGCCTAACGGATTTCTCAAACAATACAATCCAGAACAGCAGTACCTTATCGAAAGAATGAAGCAAACTCAGTCTGGTCGGCGTAGACCGGGATTCCTGAACTTCACTCCATCCATACTTGAGAGAGCAGAACTCCCTCTTTTAGCCGAACAGATTGAAGTGCCTTTCGAGGCTGAAATGGCAAGGAAAAGGACGGAGTCTTTCAAAGAGAATGAACTCGATAAACTCATTGATAAAATGAGGCAGAAGCCGAAGGCTCTGGTAGCAACCTGGGGTATACCTTTCGAGGAATTTGCTGATTCTGGATTTACCCAAGAGGATGTAGAATCCCGACTTGAACCTTATGAGTTTCTATGGCAGGAGCCTGAAACAGGTCGTGTTGCTGTCAGAGGTTCAGACCCTTATGCTCAACTCGGTCCTTACGAGAAGTTTGAGAAAAAGATCATCGAATCGGTAAACAAGCCATTATTCGAGGTAGGCGGTATAGGCATAAGTGCCTCTGATTTAGCTGGAATAGGACTGATAGCTTACGGCGGTTATCAGTTATTGGCAAAAGGTATCCCGGCTGCCTATCAGAAAGTAATGCAGGGTGGCTTTCAGGAATCATTGAAGGAATGGGAGAAAAAAGCCGGTGTTACGCTTGATAAAGCAACCGCAAACCTTTTCACAAGGGAATTCGTCAATTACACATCTAAGAGAAGTCCAGCGTGGCTTACTAAGGAAAGTCTAGGTAGCCTGTTCCGTTCTGAATTAAGCGGTGGTGCCAGAACTATTGTCGCCACACCGCAGGCTCAGAGTTCTGCAAAGGCAACCGCCGATGCGGTGCTGGCAAGGCTTACTCCACAGATTGAGAAGCTGACTGCTACCAAGACAGGCGTTCCCAGTATGACCATGACACAGGCGGAGATTCAGAGGGCTATTCAGGGTGTCGTACCGGAGACCGCCGAGGCGGTACAGGCTGGAAGGATGGAAGTGGCGAAAGAACCTTGGGAGATG